GACTCGTTGGCGGTCGGGAGGTGATTGCTCTTCATGATGCGGATGCCCGCAACCGAGAGAATATCGCCGCCCGCGATGCTGCCGTTGGCATCGTTGCCGTAATCACGGTCCAGAGCATCCTTGCCGTCAGCCACCAACTTGTAGTAGATGTCGGGACGGAGGATGGCAAAGCGATCCGTGGACGGCACGTTCTTCTCGTCCATCTTCTGGGCAACGTTGAAGAGGCCCTGAATGATGGTCGAGCCGTTGGGGCTTGCACCAATGCCCTGCTGTGCGCCGAGGTAGGTGGTGTCCGTGCCGGAAGCGATGCCGAAGCGATCCGTGGTCTTCCGTGCGCCAGCGATCACCGAACGGATCAGGTTCTTGTCCGCCGTGTAGGCGAGGGCCCGACCGATCTCGGTGCTGTAGATGGAGCGCACATCGTAGTGGTTCTTCATCTCATCGATGTCGGCCACGAAGACGCTGGAGACCAGAACGTCATCGATGAAGATGACCTTCTCGTTGTGACGGAAGCGGCTGAGGTACTTCGAGGAGGGGCTGTTGCCCGAGTCGAAGAAGGTGGTCGGAGAACCAGCGGAAGCCGAGGCGGCATACAGGGTATTGCCCGTGGCCTCGCTGAGGACCGACTCGCCCGGGACATGGTACTTGGCAGCAGCCACGCCAGTCACGGGGAAGGTAGCAGACTTGCCGCTCTGGATCGTGCGAACACGGTGGAGGGGCATCATCACGTTGTACTTCTCGAAGGTGGTGATGATCTCACCGGAGAAAACCTTCAGGAAGAGGGCATCAGCATCCGCGCCGTAGCCGTTGCTGTAAGCCTGTCCCAGACGGGACGGCTGAACGAAATCAGGCATTGTTGTTTCCTAAAAAAGAATCGCGTGTGTTTGATGTACGAATGCCGATTTTCAGGTTGTCCCTCGCAAGGGGCCTGCATCACGACATCTCCCCAGCCATCAACCGGGGAAAGAAAGAAACCTCCCAGATTTCTCTGGGGGGTTTCGGGAAAGTTCAAGGCTTCTGCGGTGGCTCTTCGGGCACATCGGCGGCCCACCAACCAGCCGGGATCTCGACCCTATTCGCGGACCTGACCCGTGTCCCGTCCTTCTGGACAACGAACACATGGGCCTTCACTGGTTCCGCAAGTTGAACCGGGGTTCCCTGCGGAACGATCAGCACGGTGGTCCCGCACCCGGCGATGAAACAGAGAGCGGATGCCGCCAGCGTTCGGATCAGCACCTTGTGCATAAGTTTCCTTAGATACGAGGCGTTCCACGAACTCAAGGATGGCCGTGACCAGTTCCTTGACCCACCCCCACATCAGGCAGCCTTCTTCTCAGCGTCCTTCGCCATGATCAGGCCAAGGCCAGCGGTGCAGGCAGCAACCACGGCGGCGATGTCGAAGGTGGTGGCGGGATCGCCGTCGATCAGGGCAACCACGGCAGAGCCGATGGCGGTGAGGATGGTGGCGATGCCGAGGACGGTGGTCTTTGCGTTCTTCAAGACTTGACTCCCAATGCGTTGGAAAGAGCGACCCGCTGCTCGACATCCTTGCGGTACGCGGGGTCCTTGGCATACCGGGGATCCTTCATGGCGGACACGATCTCAGCGATGCTGCGGAAAGCCCCGCCGCTGGGACCCGTGGTCTCGCCCTGAATCAGGCGGCCACTCTTGCCATTGCTCTGCTCATAGCGGGCCTTGAGGCCCTGAACGGCCATCTTGATGGAGTTCATGTTGCCCCCATCCATGATGGCGTTGAAGGCATCGATCTCCTCGTCAGGCAGGTTCTCCCCGGCCCAATCAATGACCGACTGGTACTGCTCCCGGCCACCGACAAGGCCCATCACCGAGCCGATGTTGGCCTCCGCGACCGCCTTCTGCCCATTGACGTAGGCCCGGACCATGTCCTCGGGAATGCCCATGGCGGCAATGGCCTTGACCGACTCGTCGGACAGATCCCCGGTCTTGTTGAACTCCTCGGTGTACGGGTCAAACTGGAAGTCGGCTGGCTTGGAAGAGCCGATCTTCTTCTCCAGTTCCACATACGCCTTGGCCAGTTCAGCGGGGTCAGCGAACTTCTCGGGAAGCCACTGAGGACGTTCCGTCGCCTCGGCAGGAGGCTGGCCCTGCGGCTGGGTCCCCTCCTGCATCGTGGCGGCGAGGACATCGGTCTCGTTGTTCGACTCTGCGGTATCTCGGACGATGGTGACTTGCTGGTGGTTGCTCATGGTGCAGTCTGCTGCTTCTCAACGATGTTGCCCACGGTTCTGGCGGCCTGCGGCCCAAGTTGCTGGAGCATCTGCTGCTGCATGGCGGCCTGCTGCTCCAACGCAATCTGTTCCTCGGTCTTGACCAGACCTGCCGTGTCGATGCCCAACGAGGCCGCACGGCGATTCATGTATTCCCGGAAATCAATGTACTGCTGAAGACCTCCCGGGCCAAGAATCTGGGCAATTCCCTGCAAATAAATGTCGAGTCGGTTCAGGTCATTGCCACGACCGAGGGCATCGATTCCGGTGACGATGGTGGGGGTGATGAACTTCTTGTTCATCTTGGGCATCTTCTTGGCCTTGGTCAGGCGGTCAACGATGCGGTTCACCAAAGGCAACTGGAATTCCTGCGACAGGAGGCTGTAGATGCCGCCCAACTGGCGTTCGATGGACTGGGTCACCAGCCGGATTTCCTCAGCCGTGACGCGCTCCGCATTGCGGATGGAGGCTTCGGTCAGCAGGAAGGCATAGGACAGCCGCTCGTTGATGCTGGCCATGGTCTGGAGGGCGACATTGAGGTCAGCCGCCTTCTGGACCTGAAGCACCGACACATCGGCGGCATTGCCTTCGATGATGGCCCCATTGGGGCTCTGGGCCAGTTTCTTGGTCCGGGTGCTGCCCACGGGGTTGACGAGGAACAGGACCTTGGCCGAAGCCGCCGCAGCCTCAACGATGCTCTTGGACAGGCTTTCGAGGGAGACAAGGTCACCAAAGTACTGCTCGACGTACCCACGGCCATAGTCCTCCCCGTCCACCCGGTGCATACGCAGGGCAAGGAAGGGGTTGCGTTCGGCAGGGTAGACGGACATGGAATCGGGCAGCATCACGCCCCCAATCTCCTGATACACCTCGACCTTGTCATCCGGGAGGACATGGCAACAGGTGTAGATCTCCACCGTGTCCTCATGGGCGCACATGCAGGTCTTGGCGATGGCCGCAGCCTCGGGAGGGAGCATGGCCGGGGCCACGTTCTCCTTGATCACGATCTTGCGAATGTGGCCCATGGGATCCCGCTTGACCACATACCGATCAAGGCGAATCACCCGCATCGGCCCCTCGTCGGGGAAATACAGCAGGACGTTGCCAGCCACGATCAACTGCTTGATGGCCTCGAACAGGGCAACCCGGATGCTCTGGGCCTCAATCTCCTTCATCACGATCCGCTCCATCTCCGACAGGCTCTGCTCAGCCTCGCCCCTTGCCTTGGGAGACATGGCATCAAGCCTGCGGGCAGCACCCGGATCGATCAGGAAGCGGAAGAAGGGAGCATTGGGCGGGAGCAGGGAAAGCAGGAGTGCGGACGCGAGGTTGTTAACGCCCCGCGCACCTACCGACTGGTAAGGCGTGACGAACTTCCGCGAAGTGTTGTCCCCTTCATCGGGGATCAGGTGCGGAAGCGTCAGCCTTGAGCAATCCCGTGCCCGTTCAAGGTACGAGAATCGCTGGGTTTCCAGACGGAGGTAGAGTGCCTTCCCTGTATCGGGCATCGTTTAGGTTCCGGGGATGGAGGTTCCGGCAGCCTGAGCCAGTTGGATGACCATGCTGCGCTTGCCACGCCGCTTGATCGTCAGGTCCGCCCCGGGAACTTGCTTGGCCTTCTGGGCCGCGACAACCTGCGGTGCAGCCGGGGTGGACTGACCAGTGGTCTGAACCGTAGTGGGAGACACAACGGTCTGCATCGGCGGCGTAGGGGGCAGGGTCACGGGGGGCGGCGGCGGGGGAGCCGGGGGAGAGGAGGATCTACCGCACATTGTCTTCTTGTTCCTCTAGGAGGCGAATGAGATACAGCACCACGGATCGCTGCCCTGCACGGTGAAAGATGGACGAAACGTCCTCACCGAGGTCGGCACACTTCTCCGGGAAGGTCTGGTTCAGGTAAGCCACCAGTTCAGGGGGGACCCGTGGTGCTTGCGAAAGAAAACCTTCCTTAGAAAGGGGATTAATCATTGCCCTTCTGGCTCTGCGTATAGGCGTACAGGATTACCGCGTAGTTGATGATGTCCAGCACGGTATCCCGAAGGGCCTCGTCCTTGACCTTGAATTCACCCGTGTTCACGAAGGTGGAAAGCCGGGACATCTTGTCGGTCAACCGGACCAGAATCCCGGCCTCGGTCTTGCAGATGCCCATGGCCTCGCAACGGGTAAAGTTCAGGAACGGGTGCGTATCGTCCTTGCCCCCGCTGTAGTCATGGTTCTTGCGTTCGGACAGGCCCCGGGCCTCATCCGTGAGTTCCTTGTGAATGGCGAGAAGACGGGTGCGATTCATGGTGTCCATAGTTGTACCTCCTTGGTTTCCCAATCATATTCGCCGTGGCGCAGGATCCGGGCACAGCGGGCCTGAACCAAGGCATATTCCTCGTTGAATCCGGCATTGGCATAAGCCTTCAGGACCTCGTCCCAAGTGCCCTCCTTGAGGATCTTGGCGGCAGTCACCGGGCCCACCCCCTCAAGCCCGGGATACCCATCGGTCTTGTCCCCGGTCAGGGTCTGGGTCAGCCAGTTCCTGTCCGCGTAGAACGGCTGGATATGCTCCAAACTGTCCTTGTCAGGATTCCAGAGCCAGCCGGGAATGCAGCGAAGGTCCTTGTCGGACGAGATCAGGATGCTGTTGCCGTAAGTTCCTTCCGTGTGGAGGATGCCGATGATGTCATCTCCCTCCAGTTCCGGTTCCTGCTTGCAGATGTAGTTCTCGGCAAGCATCTCCTTGACTGCCTTGTACCCGCAGGGCTTTCGGCAGGCTTTCCGGTGGCTCTTGTAGTCGGGATAGACGCTCTTGCGGAAGTTGCCGGGGCCCGTGAAGCCAAGTACGCAGGTCTCTGCGGAGAACCGGGTCTTCCACTTGTTCAGGATGTCCTCGCACATGGCAAGGGCTTCCTTGGGATTGCTGAAGGCTACGTCAGTCTCGTCATCGAACCGGGCAACGTATTCCGTGGCCGAGCAGATCGAATAGACGAGGATGTCACCGTCGATCAACAGCGTGTCTGCCTTTTCCATCACTCCTCCACTTGGGCATCGGCGGCCCTGCTCAGGATTTCGATCAGCCCGAAGGACCCATGCAGGGTGGCCTTCACGGCGATGTTGTACGAATCCTCTCCCTTGGTCTTGCTGTTGTAACCGACGAACAGCAACTCATCGAACCGCTTCTTCAACTCCTTCAGCAGTTCCTCCGTGGTCATGTATTCAATTGGTGACATGCTTGAGCCTCTTCAGTTCCTTGATGTTCCTGAGTCGTGCGTTTCCGGTGCTGTTCACTGCCTTGAACAAGGCCACGATCTGGGGATGCTTGATCACGGAGTATCTGGCCACGCAAAGCAGGTATTTGAGGGCCTTGCGTCCGTACAACGTCCACACATAGATGCCCTCCTGCTTCTCCCTGACCGTGCCGCCCCACTTGTGCTGCATGATCATCAACACGATGAAGTCCTTGTTTGTGACCTCGACGGTGGGGCTGTTGTTCCAGCGAAGGCAGCCCTCACCGTCAAGGAGACCAGCCGCATAGGCATTCAGTGTGTTTCTGCCCAGTTGGCTCCCACTCGGTATTCGCCGTCCAGTTGGCATCGGAAGCAGAAGTCCTTTCCAGCCTGTTGAATGGCCGCAACGACGATCTTACCAACACGGTCAGCGAACTCCGGGGAAACCATGAACTGATATTCGTCATGGACCGCCGCGACCTGCTCGGCAGG